ACCGTCGCTGTATGTGATCTTGCGCACCCTCTGGCCATTCCGCACGACCATTTCCGATCTGATGCCGTATGGCTCTCTCGCTCCAAGCCAATTGCACAACTTTGCCAGCTTCATTGCTTGGCCCTCAGTTCCGCGTCGTACTTCTCAATCACTGCCCTTACGATGGACAGTGGAACAGAGACATACTTGTTACCGAACGCATCACTTCCATACAATACGTCCAGTTCCGGCTCGGCACTGAATTCGTCAATGCTTACATTCTCTGGGTCGGTTACATCTGTCCATTTACTCATGTGTTTCTGCTCACCAGTTCCGGGTGCTCGTGAATGTTCCCAATGACCCGAAGCCCAAGGTAATCAATGAGCGCCCCCTCTGACGCAAGTTCATGCAGCTCTAGCAGATATCCCAAGTCTTCTTCTGTTTCGTCTGGCGCGCCCATCTCGAAAGCTGCCCGCATACCATATGCGTCCCACTGAACCCGCTCCCATGCAAGCGGGGCCTCGTCGTAGGCAATAAACATTCCCTCTTTGAATAACACGGTATGATGCACCGATTGTATTGCAGGCTCCAGTGGCTCCCTATAATGTCCAGATGGGCCGGGGATATTTTCGCCATAGTGGTCTTGATAGGTTCGATAGGGGGTACGAACGCGGACAACATCACCCTCGTAAATCTCCGTTCCATCGCAGTCCTTGAGCCCGGTGTACTGATCTCGCGCCACCAATTCCCATGATGTGTTATCGAAGCCAAATCGCGGTCTGTCGCCACGCCCCTCAAGGCACTCTAGCGGCACAATCTCTGTCGCCATGTGACCGTCTTCAATTCCTCTCCAGATGTAGCGAAACTTGATTTCTCTCATTCCCCTCTCCTCACCAGCTCCAGCGCCTGATGTTATCGCTCGTGTCAAAGAGAATAGTGGCCTCGCAGCACGCTGATTCCGGTATGCTTCGCGACACTATCCACAATTTGCCCGAACGCATCTTCTTCCACGATCGCGTCATCACGAAGATCAACAGCGAAAATCATCTCTTCGCGCTCAATATCCCAGCGTAGCCTGGCTGAAAACTGAAAAGCAGTATCGCCCTTGTAAACACGTAGAAGGACGCTGATAATTTCCGGGAACGCCACTTTCGCCGGTCCCCCTCTTGCGCTGACGTCACCAGAAAACTTCAATGAGCGGTTGCCTTCTCCGGGGTCCTCTTTCACCTCGAGGTTTTTGGTTGTCGTTGCTTTCAGGTCTCGGCACATCTCAAGGATCTTTGCGCCTGAAAAATCACCAGTTACTTGATCCAAGTTGTTTTCGATAAAGCGCGTAAAGTCCTTTTTAGAACGATACTCGCCACAAAATGCCTTCCACAGCAACCACTCCGGGGCCAGGCTCAGCTTCAACTTGAGCACATGAGATTGATGACTGGGGACATTTTCGACCGTTGGATCGAGTACAGCTGTGATCTCGGCTTTGGTATCGTCAGCAAAAATCCGTGGCCCCACGCCTCCTTGAAACTCCCCAAGATATTGCGCAAAGCTCGACACGTCATGCACAACCGTTGTCTGCCGGATCCTGTCGGGCGCTGGCATTAAAAAGGACAGATCAGTCCAGGTCCAACCTGGCGGCAACAGACCAACCGGGGTTGACCCCGGAGTTTTCAGCAGTTCTTTCGAGTCATAGATCACTGGCTCCTGCAGTTGGCCGGCAATTTCTTTAATGTCATCCATAGCTTGTTCCTCGTTAGTGATTTGTGAGTGGTAACCAGATTACTTTCTTGGGTGTAGCGGGGTTGGTGGGTTCTCTTGCTCCACGCGCCCAAACTCCAGATCGCCCTGCTCTACCTTGTGTGTCACCAGGCCGTTGTTGCGATCAGAGAACATGATGGAGGCCCCACGCTGGCGTGCAGGCTCAACCAGCTTGAAGGTATAGCCAATGTTATGAACGTTCTCCATCTGTTTGAGCTGGCCCACTGTAATGACCAGTTGCAGCTTACCCGTCCCACCTCGGCGCTTCACGAGCTCGACCAACTTACGGATCGCTCCGTTTGCTTCATCGATAAAATCGCCGTCCTCGAGGGTTGTCAGCAAATTGATAAACCCGTTGGCGGGTACGTCCAGATTCAGTGTCTCATCTTCTTTCATTTAAGCGATCCTCTTTTTCGTGAATAATTCAAGAACTTCATCGTCAAACTCTGTCTTGCCGCAGCCCTCGCAGGTGCGGTAGTGATAACCCGCCGCACAGAAATACCAGGCTCTAAGAATTCCGCCGCAGTTACACTGCATGATCGTTCCTCCAAACCTCGTTCGATGTTGATGGGACCTCCACTGCCTCTGCCACTTCCCCAACGGGGAAATTTCCATTGTACTTCGTGGCCGTCAGGCTCGACGGCATACCCGGAAACCTCGCCGCAAATGCCCGCTCTGTTGCGTGCCACGCTTGCGTCTTGCTTGCATCACCCATCACGCGTACCTTCCAATCTTGTTCACTTGGCACAGGTGGTCATAATCCCGAAATCCTTTATCCCGTGCCATTTCATCGTCGGCCTGCTTGCGTTTTTGCGCTCGCCTTTCCGCGTGGACAATCTCAAGAAACTGCTCCAGCACCGGCCCAGCCTTGTCGCCTATCGTGTCTAATACGATGTTTGTGGCTCTGGCAATTTCATCTTCTCCGAATCGGACCAACCGGGAACTCCATAGCCGCTTCTTCGCCAAGACCTGTTCATCGAGCAGACCGTGGTTCCAAAAAGGGTAGTTGATCGCGAAGGCCTCAAACATGCCGTTCGCTATTAACTTAACCTCCTGCGGAACCTCACCAGCTTGTATCGAGTAATCGTTCTTGGAGGGTAGGTTTTCCATTGGGGGCTTCCTTTGGTTCGTAAACGGTTTTCCATCCACGTTCGTTAGCAACCTCCACCAGGTCATTCGGTTTGAACCCTTTGGCCTGTAGTTGCTTTATTCGGTTGATCAGGGTGGTCATGGCCCTTGGTGTGTTCTGTGCCTTTAGCTTCTTGCGGTTGGCCATCCACTCTGTCCATAGGTCGGGGTCTATGCCGAGTTGCTTTGCTTGTCCGTCAAAATCTGTCTTTGTAATTGTTTCACCGACGTCGTCACGCTTGCGTGACATATCTTTTTTAAGGGAATCAATGTTAAGGGAATCAGGAATCAGGGCGGCTTCATCCGTTATACTTTCGTTATCTAACGGTGCTTTAACGTGTACGCAGCAACTGTTTGATCTGTTTGGGTTTTCTGGCAACTCACTAGCCTTCTCTGTTTTGTGTGGAGATTGGTGCTTCTCGAAGTTAATCACCTGGATTATCGGGAGTCCCTTGATCTCATAACGGTCGATAAAACCTAGTTGTTGGAGCACCGTTAGGTAACCGTTAAAATCGTGGCATTCACGGTAGGGCAAAATTTCGGCCTTGATGCGCTTCGGCCTATCCTCTAATCGACCCTCACGATCCGCCAAACACCAAAGGCCGCAGAAAACGATTGTCACAATTGGGTCTGCTTCACCAAGAAGCTCGTTTTTGAACAACGCGGGCTTTATATTCCTCGATCTAGCCACAATCGGTCCCGCTCTCTTCGGTTTGAGGGTGCGCCTCACTTATCTTTCTCCGTTCCTCCCGCTGATTACGCATCCTGCATTCATAGCAGGACCCATCGTAGGTTATCCTTTTCGAGTAGTGCCCGTACTTACATGGCTTGTTTGTTTTGTAGTACATCTCCCCGGATTTTATTGCTTCGCGCCGAGTTTTTTTCATGGCTTACCCTTGATACCATCAATACAGATAAGATACAGAATACAAAAAGGCCTGTCAAAGGGTAATTTTTTAAGGCCAGGCCCGACGCTTTGCCATACCCAAACCTCATGTTACAATTCATTTGCCGTTATCTCTCTGGCGGCATTCCAGGCCCAGCCCCGGCTGTCGAAATGCGGTCGGGGTTTTTATTTGCATTCCACCACCTTGACCTTGACCACGTGTGCGCTTTGCAATGGAAACACGTTCTGCCGCTCAATCCGCACCTTCGCCCTTCGAGCATCTTCCCTGGTTGCAAATAGCATCGGCAATTTGCCCAGCGAGTACCATTCCAAATCATTCACCGGTTTCCACCACCGCCACCCTAGGGTCTTCCAACGCAGTTGGATTGCCCAGTAGTTTCTCATTCCGCGTCTCCTGGATAGGGGATGGGTGAGCCGAGTTTGCGGTAGTGCGAGTTTTTTTCACGAGCCATGTGAAGGTCCCCGCCTACCTCAGCGTGGCTGGCCGGAACCCATTTATCCGCAACCTCGTGGAACTCCCACAACTGAATCATGCGCGGGGCTGGGCGGAGTTTGTAGCGTTCTGGGTGTTTGAGCAGCTCGTCAAAATGGGGGAAGACACCCGGCCCCTTACAGGAACTACTCAAACCATCTTTAGTGTAAGTGTATCCTTGAAAATACGCCGCCTTGGCAAAAACCAGCGCCGCGTCAATCTGCTCTTCTGTGTAGGTCATTTCAGGTCCTCGCTTCTTGGGTATACCGTTAAAATATCACTCAGCGTTTCACATTTTGGGTGCTTGTCTTGTAGCTGGAGCACCGTTCTCAGACATCCTTCAATGTCTTGCGAATCCGTCTCCATCATTTCAGCAACATAATCTATAGACCTGCCGGATTTGAATGTCGTAGCGATAGAAATGCACAAACGTATATGCTCATTCTCGCTCATCAAGGTTGTTTTGGGCCGTGCGTTGTACTTGTTTGCAATAGGTGGATAACCGGGGCCGCGTCTCGCATCACATCGTTTACATACTGCATCTACCCGCAAAGGTTGGTAATAATCTCTGTGGTCATAACAACGAGCATCGCGACCGCAATCAACACATTTCAATTCTTTTGGGGATGGTAGCCAACCAGCTCTGATAGCCTTATTTACAGCCCATCTCGCCTCTCTCCTAAGTTGGTCTTTTTTGGCCCCGGCTTCACTGCAACCGAAGCAAAACTTTGTGTTCGGCTTTCCGTGATCTATATTTTCACCACATCGCGGGCATGTTCTAGCCATATCTCACACCCTCTTTAACGCCCAGTCGGTTCTGGCCCGATACGTCTTAGCCCGGAAAACAGGGTCTTTGTCACATTCCCGGTAAAAGCGCGTGCGGCTGATATCCATCTCGGAACACGCTGCACTGACAGAGCCATGTTTGCGGATAAGCCTTAAAATATGCTGCTTTTCATCGTTTTTCATGCCTTCTCCAATTCTGTAGATGCTGTTATTATAGAGCGGAGTTTAAGGAAATCAACTATTTTTTGTTGCAGATGTTTGACAAGTGTCACATGCCCGGATTACACTAGTCAATACTGATTTGGAATTCGAGGGCAGTTGGCGGGGTTAGCCGGTTTCGGAACATGGCCGTTGTAAATGCAACCCGTACTCGCAGAACACCCTTGATCTATTTAGGGCTATACACCAGAGAGGGTGCAGATAATGAGCGGTGAAACCATAGAGGCACGAATTGATACGGTGGGGAACCTTGAACATTGCCGCCCTGCCGACTTGCCCAAAGGCGCGGCGATGATCATCGTATTCAAATCGAATGACGACTGCCGAGAAGCCCTACAACATCCAGACCGCGTAAAGTTGGTGGGGTTTGGAAATGTATCCTTGACAACCTGGTCGCTCAAATCAGAGCGAGTATTGAAGAGGGGCACAGGCAATGAGTGACATGCCAGAAGTGATTGAGGTCGCCGCTTTTAGCGGTGGCAGCACCCGTGGAGAGTGGATTAAAAAAGACACTGCCACATCACGCTACCAATTCGAGGAAATGGACTACCACGGAGAGTATGTGCCCGTGTCTCGCATCGAATCCCTCGAAGCGGAGAACGCGAGGCTGACTGTCGCCTTGGAAGAGGTGGAAAAAGAACTTAGGAGTGCAACAGAAACATTACCGACTTACTTAGACGAAGGATGGCAACTCTGTCCAGATAATTTACGGTGTGATGTTTCACACACCAAAGACCAACTGTGCGAACTGATAGATTCTGAATTGATGAAATTAATCGCGGGAAAGGAGGTGGAGGGTGAGTGACAACGACCAACTAGACCTATGGGGCGTCCTGGAGATCATGGGGCATCAAACATTTGCCGGCAGGATCACCGAACAGACGATCGGTGGCGCCAGCCTGGTGCGAATTGACGTGCCGGCGACCGATGACCGGCCCGCCTTCACCAAGATGTTCGGGGTCTCGTCCATCTACTGCCTGACGCCGACCACCGAGGAAACGGCACGGATGAAGGCGGGAGCGCTGCGAAAATCGCCGATCGACACGTTTGACATTCGGGACCAAATCCCGGAGTTGCGGCAGTCGCGACTTGATTACTGTGACGATGAGACCCCGTGGGACCCAGACGATATGGAGGTGGAGTGACGTGAAGTGTGAAATCCGGTGGTGCAAAAGTGGCAAGCCAGCAACCGAACCGAGTAATGAGAATATCGGCGACGGTTGCTTTGCGGTGCGGATTTGCGCTGATTGCAAGGCGTTGTTCCCCGGCTTTGATCTACCGGAACCAGACGTGGTGGAGGCTACCTTACGAGGACGCAGGCAATGAGCGATCACTTGTTTTACGCCTTGGCGGAAGAACACAAGCAACGAACGCGGCACGATGTATTCAAGCAGGGCCCAATGGACACCACGCACATATCGTGTGATGTCTGTCTACATCTTCTTGCAGAATTGAGGGACCGGCAAAACACCGAGCGAGAATGGCACGAACAGCAACGGGAGGCCAACCCCAATGAGTGATGTATTGATGATTCGCATTGGTGCGTTTTTGAAGGAGGTTGAGGGTGAGTAAGATCGCACACAAAAACGGCATGCACATTGCCAAAACCGTTGACCAAAAACGGAACTACACGTGGTGCGGTCGTCGTGTCGGGCATGAGGTGTATTGGCCCGCGCCGCCAGCAAACAACGATGATCCGGTGTGTGCTGTGTGCTACGCCAAATACCTCGAAGCCGAGAACGCGAGGCTGAGAGGATTGCAGCGTTATGCCGGGCTCAATAAACTCGCCGCCAAGCCCCGCCCCGTAGACAAAAGCATGGACGAGGGGACTATTGAGCGGATTTACTGGGAGCGGTTCATGTACACCGAATTGCCGGAGATTCTCGTAACTATGGAAATCGGCACTGGCCCGGATGAATTTTTCCGCATGGTACGTGAGGAATGGCAGGATTGGCGGGCGAATGAATACGATGAGGCAAGGAATTCAGGGCCAGGTATTAGAGGGGAATTGTCATGATGAACTTTGAACACTACGCTATCCCGGAATACATGCAAAGCGGGCTTGAACGCTACGTTGAATCACACATCGCGCCCGGAGATTTCCTGCAGGCGGTGATTTGTAACGACTTGCGATTAGCGGCAATAAGGGCAGACGATGTAAATATCCTCCTGCTCGGTGAATATGTAAAATGGCTGTACAACGAGACCCCGATCGAATGCTGGGGTAATCCAGAAAAGTATAAAGCGTGGGTTGATCGGGCGGGCGGCCCATGATCACAACTCCCAGCGACACATCAAACGAACTCGCAGAACGGCTTATATCTGAGGTTGGCGAGGACTACAGGCTCAAGGTTCGAGCCCTGATGCTCAGCTGCATGGCGGATGGGATCAACAATGCGCTACAAGCAAGTTCTGAGATTAAGCAAGGGTCGAACACAACAGGAGAGAGGGTATGAGTAACGGTTATGGAAACTGGATTGAAGACACGTTAGCCATCAAAAATGCCATATTCCTCTTAGACCACGAAGTAACACCGGCAGACCCGCCAACCGAATTGATGCAGAAACAACTGCATGAAGCGGCACAACTCATCACGGACATTGCGAGGCAAGCATGAGCGAGAAAACACACTATCGCAAAGCTTTTAACTCGCCGTATCTGAGCAGTGCTGATGTGGTGGGCGAAATGTCATTCACTATTGACCACGTGGCACTTGAGGCAGACAAGACTAAAAAAACCAAAGAGCATTTTAACACAGCTTACTTCGCGGAAAAAGAAATCCGCCAAGGCGAACCGTTGAAACCGATGGTCCTGAACGTGACAAACTCGAAACTGCTCAGGGAAATGACAGGCTCCCCGTTTATCGACGATTGGCAGAATGTACCCGTAACGGTTCACGTTGATCCAAACGTAAGGTTTGGTCGTGACCTGGTGGAAGGCTTGCGGCTCAAACCGAAACAAGCCAGGCCAGTCGTTACACCACAGAATCAGAAATTGTGGGACCGCGCCAAAGCAGCGTTCTTGCGGGATAAGAGCTTTGATGCCATCAAGGAGCACGCCGACATCTCACCCGAGCACATGAACCAGATCGTACAGGAGTGCGCGGATGCACCATGACATTAAGCAAGGCGAGGAAGAATGGTGGAACCGACGCGGCGGGAAACTGACCTCATCGGAACTCCACAAGGCCATGGCTAACTATGGCAAGGCGTTTGGAGATCCGGCCAAACAGCTAGCGGTCAACATCGCCGTTGAGCAAATCACGGGGCGCCCAATTAACAACGGCCACTCCAACGACCACATGGACCGGGGCACGTTGAATGAACCCATTGCCGGACAGTTATACGCGCTGGAAAACTTCTGCACGGTCAGGCGAGGCGGGTTCTATGACTTCGGTTTTTTCGGTTTGTCGCCTGATGGATTGGTAGGCGACGATGGCATTATCGAAATCAAAGACGCGCTCCCGCATATCCACTATGCCAGAATCAAACGCGGCGCAATCGACCCTGCGTACAAATGGCAGTGCTATGCCAACCTGAAATTCCCGGAGAAGGCATGGCTTGATTTTGTCAGCCATTGCACGGAGTTCCCAGAGGGCAAGCGGCTCTATGTGTGCCGGATACGGCCTGAGCATCTACAAAAGGAATTCGCGATGATCGACCAGCGCATAGCTGAGTTTCAGGAACTGGTGGAGGAAACGCGAGAGGCTATTTTGTCCGGCAATTACCGTGTAGAGAGCGGCAACATTCACGACAAGGAGGGAGTATGAGCGGAGTAAACAAGGCCATCATCATCGGCCACCTCGGCCAAGATCCAGAGACGCGCTACCTGCCCAACGGAGACGCTGTAACCAATATCAGCGTTGCAACCAGCGAGAAGTGGAAAAAGGAGGGGGAGCAACACGAAAAAACTGAATGGCATCGTGTGGTGGGATTCCGCCAGCTTGCCGAGATCATGGGCAAGTACCTCAAGAAAGGCTCCAAGGTCTACATCGAGGGGAAGCTGCAAACGCGCAAGTGGGAGAAAGAAGGCCAACCCCACTACACAACCGAAATCGTGGCGCGAGAAATGCAGATGCTTGATAGCCGGAGTGACCAGCAGGACAACACAGCACAACAGAAGGCAGAGCCGCCGGATGAATTCGACGACGATCCGATCCCTTTTTGAGGAGGTAAATAAAATGACGCCAAGCGACATTAAGACCGATCTATCGGAGAACGCCAGCCTGTGGCTGCACACGACCGCGACGATCCTGGTACTCGGGGTTTGGCTTTTGGCGGCTATCGTGCACAAAGTGGCCGTTTGGCTTTGGCGCGAGACCGTCAATATTTACCGGGACTTGAGGGATTGAACGACCTTGAGGAACTATGCAGCCGGCTGATAGAGCACGGTATTAGCACCGGCCACGCGACGACATACGAAGAACTGGCGCGGGAGTGCGTGGATAACCTGATCGAGATGCGAGCCCAACTGCACAATGCTCTAGACGTGCCAACTTAGGAGAAAGGAGATGATCTGGCCAAGTTGCAAGATAGATGGGTGTCGGAACAAATGCTGTCGCAGATTGGAATCGCCGTATTGCCATCCGCATACGTTGCTCAAATCGATTTACGATCGTAATGATAATGGTGGTTCATACATCAACGAGGAACTAACACGCTTATTTGACGAGGGGTCACGCCCGCGCTCAACACCTACTATCGACTGACGCGCTGAGGCCCGCTAGATGGAGGCACCATGAAAGTAGGCGACATCGGAATACTGCAAAACCTGAACAGCATAGTACACATGAACGGGCTGGTCGCTGAGATCACGGCAGAGATACAGCCTGGGGACAGGCTAAAGTGCATTAGCCTATCAGGTAATCACACGATCAGAGAGGCACTTGAATGCGGGTGGATTATCCGTTGTTTCTCGGATCGCCCCTACGCCATCAGCAAAGACAAGATCCGGCCCATCGACGACCCTGACGCCGATTACATTGATTCCGTCGAGCAGATTCCGGAGGCCATCGAGGCACAATGACTAATCTCGCGCCGTGGCTTGCCAGAGACTCCGGATCATGCCCTCTAGCTGCCTGATGTGCTGTCTCAGCCGTTCAATGTAATCGCTGACCGTGATCCAGTCGCGCTCATCGAGCAAGGCCGCTTGCACCGGGAAGCCGTGTATAGCCCAGTCGCAGGCGTTAGCTCTGGTCAAACCGGTTTCCTCAAATATTTCGTCAGGGTCCTCGCCCACGTAGCTGTCGCAAACCTCAATCCAGTAGCGGGCTTCCTCCGCCGTAACTACGATAGGGTCTTCCATACTCGCCAGCACCGGGCGCGGCGGCATTGCCGGAATCGAGGGCTCAGGGATTACCGGAATTTCCCGGATCGTCAGTTCCCGGGGCGGGCTCTTGAGTAATGCGCAGCTTGGCAGCGCGGCGACGATCGCCAGCAGCAATGCCGCGCAGGTAAGGTTGTTCCAGTGCAAGTTGTGCCTCCCGTAGTTGGGCTTTGTCCAGTTGTGCAGATAGCGCCATGGTGCGCTCTACGATGTCGCGCTCAGCTTCGGCAGACTGGCGGTTGAGTTCGGCCATCGCTGCGTTGATGTCCATGAGACTGTTGATCGTAGACTCGCTGCGAGCATTCACCGCCTCAGCCGTTTCCAGCTGGGCGTTGAGATAAAGCTTCTCGGCCTTGAGTGCATCGACCCTGGCATTCAGCAGCGCAACAGTAACGAGCGCGGCAACGAGAGCCAGGCCGAGCCCAGCCGATATTCCGCCTAACAGCTTGGTTGTGATCATTCGCCCCTCAGCATCATGTGCTTGATCTGCTCCATTGCGCCGACAGCCTCCAGATCCGATGTGTGCGGGCCTGCCCGGTAGTACGTGAACACCTCGCGCTTGTTGTCCCAGATCAGCATCATGGCGTTATCCGGCTTTTCCTGCCGCTGCATTTTTTCCAGCATCTGCTCCACGGTCCACGATTCCGAGTTGTCTAATCGGTCAGTTAGATTGACTAGCTTCATTTCGGTAGCGAGCGCACGATGTCCATTAACGCTCGTGCCCGGCCCGGTGTTTGCTCCGCCCATCTTGAGTCCAGCCCTGCATCTGCTGCATTTTCCCATTCTCCCCGGCTTGCGTAGCCGAGGAACTGCGTGAAACTGTTGGCACCCTTGACGCCCATTTGGTACGACATCTCGACCAACACATCGAGGAAATCCTGCGGTGCGTCTGCGAGCCAGGGGTGGATCGTCACCAGCGCCTGACGGTTTTGCTCCAACCTGTCAGCAACGATATGTCTCGATTCGGCCTCTGTGATGTACGTTAACCCATGCCCAAACGTATAGGGCTCGCCGCCCGAAAGTGGATCAGGATAAGGTTTTGGCTCAAATCCCTCATGCTCGCAAACTCGATCTAACAGGCTCATTGCGTAATTCGCTCCCAAATCAGTGCGGCGACGCCCGTAACGACCAGCGTGATGAATGTCAGCGTGAACACGGTAGCGCCCCGCTCTTGCATCTGCCGTAGCCTGCGCAACGCAGCGAAGTCGCTCTGTGTCTGCTGGATGTTATCAACGTCAAGGCCGAGGTAACGCAAAGTCTCGCGTGTCGCTTCTCTTGCTATCGTGCTCACTTCTTCCGGCGTCATCATTGCGGTCCTTTGAAAATGGTTTTGTCCCCAGGGTCTGAGGTTGTGTGCTCCGGGCGCCACACGTCGGATCCGTCTGATCTACGCACAAGCTTGAAGCCGCACCGCACCATGAGCCAGGGCACGATGTAGTATAACCCGAGTTTGTACACGTAGGGTAATGCGAGCCCGCCGGCTGAATAGCCGAACAGGAAGCAGAACGCCACGCGCCATGGCGTGATACTCGTATCTGTCCACCACCACAGCATGAAAAACGTCATAATGCTGCCGCCGTAGACCGTCGCCCATTTCCTAATTTCGCGCCGCGCTTCGAGGCCCTTCCAGCTTGGCTCAGCGTCTGGATCTGGGGTAAAGTCTGGCGTGATCCTGTCGTGCTTGTGCGCCTCGACCAGCAGCGCGGCAATGATCCAGCTCAGGATCATCGCGAGGCAGAACACGATAGACGTGGCGACCCACACCAGCGTTTCGCTGATCATCTCGTCTGTGATCAGCACTTCCGCGCGGTTGAGCAGGCCGACGATCAGCATAACGACAGCAGCCAGGATGCTGCCGCCAGTGCCCCACTTCTTTAAGTTGTCCATCACTAACCCCTGATAAGGTAGCTGATGAGCAAGGCGGTAATCGCACTCGTCACAATAGATACCACGGACGCAACGATCGCAGCTTTACCCTCCACATTAGCCCGAGACAATTCCAGGCTCTTAATCCTTTCATCTATCGTTGACAGTTGACGGTCAACTTCGATCCGCGTAGCCAATTGCGCTGCCTGATCTTTGAGGGTGTCGCGAAACTCGTTCATTCCTTCGAGCCGCTTGGATAGCGCAACCTCAGCTTTATTGACCTCACTGTGTATTGTGTCAATCTTGCTCTGGAAATACCTGTCGATCCACTTCATTTGAGATTCAAAGTGTTCGCGTAAGCTAATGTCTCCGTTACCAGACATTTATATTTGCCCCACCAGTTAATAATGTTGCCATGCTGGTTTCCTATGAGTCTACCACTTGGCTTAGTTTCAGTATTTCTAGTTGGCTAGAGTCATCGTCTATCGTGCCTCCGATGGCGGAGGAAATCCTGGTCTTAAGTTTATCATTTGCCGATGCACTATGTATAAAAGTCAGCGTGACGCTAAAGGCCACCTCTACTGCCGCGCCGCCAGCATCAGTATCTATTGGATGGAACCCGGCTATCCTTACTTCCCTGGGGGCAAGCGTGGAATATCCAGATCCTGTGTCTTCCTGAAAAAATATTGTGACCAGGTACGTGTCAGTGCTTGTGGTATTGGGGATTGTGGATGGCGCGACCAAGCCCCCCACTGTCAGGCTGATTAGGTATAGCCCATCCTCGTCAAACCTGAACTCTGTGCCAGACACCAGTGTTATTGGTGCCTCTCCGTCCCTCGCCAATTGCCAGGAAGTGATATCCTGCGTAGCAGGAAACGCTATGGTGTGATCGCTGGAAAGCGTGAAAGTGTCTGTTAGCAGGTTTCTGGTGTTTTTTGTCGCCCCCGCCTGTGCCGGTCCGTTGATTTCCCGTAACACATCGCGTTTTTGGATTGCATAGATGCCATCAATCCTAAGATCAGTGTCTGAGCCATTACCATCATTTTCGACACGTATACGCCATTGCACGTATGCAGTGTCCGCGCCCGCCGCTGTTGTCTCATGCGTTAATTGTTGGTACGTTGTCGTTGCAGTCAGAAACTCTGAAAGAGTAGAACTTGTACTGACTCCATCGGGGTCTCGATAGAGTGTCTGTATACGTACCCTGTTTGGGGTGCTAGATGTTACATTCCTGACCCTTGTTGAGATTAAAAATTGATCCCCCTCCGCACAACTCACATGCTTGTCACGATCTTCAAATTGCCCATTTAGGTCTAGCGCAGCCAATGCACTTTGGCCCGAGCCTCGATATCGGAAAGCATGGGCACCGCTGAACGGAATAGTGGTCGCGATAGCATCCCAGCCCGTTCCTCCGCCATCGGCCTGTTCAAAATGTGGTTCGAGCGTATTGTCCTCTGCCCCTGGATTCTCAATCAAATTATTGATGTTACGACTGCGTGCTTTAACGAGGTTTGATGCGTCGCTTGCGCTTGCGATTGTCCCGGAAATATCACCGGCAAACGTGACTGTGGCAGATGGTCTGTATGGATCTTCCTCTGTGCGCGAAGGCTGTACAATATCCGAACTAATCAGCCCGGAAGCATCCACGTCAGGATCAACGATCCGGTATGCCTGCACCCCGAAGGTGTAGTAAGAGTCCGTAGATACACCGAAAATAAAAGCTGCCCGCTTGGCAGCAGGAACAAAATAGGTGGATTCCTCCGCCTCTGTCGTGCCCATCACATAAGCACTAGCAGAAGAACTCTCACGAAAATAAATGACAAACCCATCTATGTCAGATTCATCACCGCCCCATGACCATTCCAGGGAAATATTACTGGACCCATCTGTATTCGTTGTATCGTCAACGGCAGTCCCATCTGAGGCAATTGTAGGATTGGTTACAGCAGAGGCATCACGATCATTCCGGGAATTGAAATTAGTTGCGACTGTAGATGCTGTATCCAATGTGTCTAACACGTGATTACGCCAGATTTCGAGGCGTCTTAACTCCCCGGCATCGGAAGTCGTTGACCATATTTTGAATGAGTTGAAACCCTCAACCAGATCGGTAACGAATCGTTCGTAACGAATCTCGCTTGATGTATCCGCATCAGAAAACGTGCCCAACGATGTACCATTTAGGGATGCTGTAATGCCACCAGAGGCCCCCTTGATCGTAACAAGAACCGTCCCATTGCCGGGGAAAGGAGACGTGAATACAATTTCCTCTGCCCCGGCTTCGTTGGTGTTGGTCGGGACATTTACGCACCCTTCGTTCCAAACGTAGATAGAGCCAGGAAACGACTGCTTACGAAAAGCTTCATTGATCTGTGTTGATGCTGTCCGCGCCCATTGCACAACATCATCCGGTCCTGTGCCGGTGAATGGCGGTACATAATTCTGTGTCATATTTTCTCGCCGGGCTTGGCCTCAATCTCAACGCCGGTTAACTCGGTGAACGTTGCAGACACGGCCAATTGAAACCTGTGATATTTTCCGTTGGCCTTGACAGAACACTTCCCGCGACTGTTGGAAGCATTTGATACAGCGTCCTCTGTATCGGCTAGCGTGTTTAACTTCCTCCCCAGCGTTCCAGTATGTGCCGCATCAACCAACCCGCGAATACCAGTGACCATCGCGTTCCTGTCTTTGGCAACTTGTATATCCCCGGTTGAAACCGTTGCAGCTAATTGATCGCCGGAAAAGGTAGCGAGGTCATTGTCAGAATCAAAACCACTGAGTACGGGCCCGGTCGTTGTTTCCTGTGTGTGTAATGCGTCCACTTCAACCGCTGCCTTGGACCATCTGTTAATCCGGTAACTGTAAATCAACAGCTCTGACCCACCAGTGATCGGGTAGGACCATACCACACAGGAATTTCTTGGGTCGAGCGCACCGCGCACACTCGAAACGCCGGAATAGGTTAACACTGAAAAGAACGTGTCCGAAACCTTTTCATCTGAGATATTTTGAGATTCTATGCCGTTGAAACTCTGGAACCCCTCGTCCGACAGATAAAACGATAGCCCTTTCCATTGCACAATAGAATCAGGCGCGATACACCCGACAGCGCCTTCAATTCTGTCGAACGTAAATCGCAGATCACCGCCCACAAAGTTCATTCGAGTGATGCCGTTCTCCTGCATGACCACGCCTATCTCTCCACCCGTACCCCCAACAACAGGCCCGCCCTCATAGACCGGCTGGGAACCACCACCACAATCGGCGCTCCACGTCTCGGAATCGCTTACCGCAGACCACTGTATTTCATTTCCCGTAGTACAGTTCAGGGCAACCAGGGTATCCCGTATAACGATCATGTAGGTACATATCGGCGCGTTAGCTAAATCGGCAAACTCAGAATCTGACCCAATATCAAAGGCTTGCGGTTCATCCGCTCCATTGGTTGCAACCAAGCGATCACCGTACGCAACAAACCGCCAGAAGGTTGACGATGTATAACTGCCACCACTCGCCGAAACGTCTGTCCATGAACTGCCGGATAGCTGGTATAACTTCGTCGCCGTACCCGCAAATGTGACTAACGTCCCTGAAACCGTGGTGAAAGAAATAGCACCTACACAAGTAGCACCTAAAGAATCCGAAATAGACGACAGATCTGGAAACGGACCATAGCCGTTAGGCGTAGGGTAAACGTTGGTTGCGGTAATACAAGAGTTGCCATAACGAGGCTGATCCGGCAACCATTCTCCGTACAAAATGACCGGCATTATTCCCCCTTGACAGGCACATCAGCAAGGCTGGGGTGCGGCGCGTCAATCTTTTTGCGGAAATCTTCGTCCTCCAACAGTTCATCAATCGCGCTTTTTAATTTCTGATTCTCAAAACCTTGCTGGAATTTATCAAGTTGCTGCTTCGTAAACGCTTCCGGGTTCTCCGCTATACGTTGCACTGCGGCCTCTGTCTCCGGGTTATCCAGAGCATCACGCAAGGCTGCTAACGCCGGTCCACGGGTGAAGGTAGTGGTCATCACGTCCATGAACTTCGGGAAGTTTTCTACCATGTTCCCTGGGGTTGTGCGTTTCCCGGTGACACCGATCAGTGTACCTAGCACCAATCCGTAAGCGACTTTTCTGAATCCACTTTCTTCCGATTCCAGAATTCTGTCCCTCCCGCCGGGGAATAATGCCTTGGCGCCTTGGAGCAGTGTAGATATAGACCCGGCTACAATCCCCATGTTAATCGCAGCAGCACCTACCGCGCCAACCTTACTCAGCTTCCTTTCGCCAATAAGCCACTTCAACGGGTATTTTGTAGCCGCCTCTGCAACAGACAGACCTACACTCCCCCCACCTTGCAGGGCCGCAGAAAATACCGCTGTCTCAACAGGATCACCGCCTTGCAGTACAGACAATGCGGCACCTTCGATGCCGGTTTCTGCAATCCTCCCAGCACCACGCGCCAGCTTTTGGAATTCCTCGTCCTTCAATATCCGACCTGTAAAATTCCTCATGCCCGGCTGATTCGATGCAAGTAGTTTTGTCCCGACGCGGTCTAATCCTTCCTTAACAGGTTTATCGAATACCCCGCCCGGACCCTTAACGAACGGCACTCGGCCTAAAGCAAGCTGGCCTGCCTCGCTCAATAACTCTCCGGCGATATGCGCGATCGGCGCACCCTCTTGTACTTCGTTGCGGCGCTGCATTGCTTGCTGGAATCTGTCACCAATAGGCGGACCAGACGGATCAAACAACCCACCCAATGCGCCTGCACCTGCTTCAACGCCGCTCAAGACCTCGCGCCCTCCCGGTAACCCTAATAGTCCTTCCGGCGGGATCGGGATCATATCTTGCCCCGTTCCTGCCCGAATTAAGTTCGACCCACCACGCGCAGCACGTGCGCCAAACTCCAGCAGGTTTGACGGAATCCCGGCAAGCGATTCAGCCGCGCCCTGTGCAACACCTTGACCAACGGAAGGGCTGGGAGTTTTTTGCTCTGCCTCCAGACGAGCAACTTTTGCCATAATCTCATCCCTGGAATCGCCAGACACTTCCTTTTTTGTGCCGTTGGGTAGGGTCACTATGGCCTTCATTCTTGCAGCTCAACTGTAGAGCCGCCCGGCGTCCTAATCCTGCCAAGCGTAGACTCACCTTTCCGCATCAATTCAAGCTCCTGCTTGATCTGGTCCATATCAGCAAGATCTACATTCAGCAGTTCGGCGGTATTGAGCTTGGACTGCATCATATCCGCTAGCGCCCTGCGGTTCGTTTCCGGTAATTGGTTTAAGCCTGGCTTGGTCTTGATAAACGTTCCCAACTTCGCATCAGTGATCGTCCCTGCCGAGACCTCACCACCAAATAACGCAGATATCGCTTCCGTGGTTGTTAGCTGGTCCATCCGGCCAACATCTGCCGCAACCTGTCTGGCTCTTGCCGAGTCACCACCAAAAACACCCGTTAACACAGAGATCGGCGCTGCGGCCATTGCGCGGATTTCGTCAAAACCTAACCCTGTCTCTCCAAGCGTGTTCTCCAGCCGGTCGTTAATGCGGGAAATTTCTCTGATCCTTTCTATCCCGGTAATGACAGAGATCTTGCCTTCCGCCTTCTTCCTGACGTCATCAGTAGTTGCTTTATCACGCTCGGTTACCAGCTTTTCAATCTGGAGTGTTTTCAAAATCTCGTCCGTTTGCTCAGCGCCCATCTGTTCCCTAATGCTGTCCTTGACCTCTTGCGATGTATTCGGGTCGGCAAGTACACGTGCTATCCGCACTTGTGATGGTTCGGCACGACCTTCGGCGGGGAACATCTGTCCAAACAACCCTTGCGCGAATTGCTCCGGCGCAATCTCACCCAACAACGGCAGAATTTGTTGCCTGCCAGCAGGGTCCTGTAGCACATCCGAACGGCCCGTATCACCAGCAGAGGGCGTAATATTGCCACTGGTCGGCATGGCCGGGGTTTCACCGAACAAGCCGCGTAACTCTGTCATTGCATCAGATTGACGCTTCTTCGCAGATAGACCCTGCCGTATAGCGCGGTTCTCAAGCTCCTTGCGCTCAAAGTCCAGTCGGTTACGTTTGATTGCCGGCGCGAGTATATCAAGCAAACCCATCACGACCCCCTAGGCCAAACTAAAGCCAAGACCAGCGTTGCGGCTGCGCCCGGTGGATGCAGATGACCTTGGCGCACCTTGCAGAGCAGTACCAAAAATATCAGCAAACAGCCCGACACGCTCGAACGGCTCCAACGCTTGCAATCGTTGCTGATCTTCCAGTATCGCACCAGACGTGAGGAAATTCTGTGCTTCCAGTCCAGGCAGACCCAATGCCGCCGGGATCGCCTGATTCTGCCGACCACGTTCTGCCTCGAAACCTTGAAAGCCTCGGCCCATTGCCGACTCACGCGCCCCAAACTCGAACGGCGCAAGCTCACGCGCTATGGTCCCGGCCAGAGAAAACGCTTCTGCCGGGGACCCGGACCGCCCCGCTTGAGAAAATCTATCGCCGACCGCTTGTGTGGCGGCACGAGTAATCGAATCTCGCACGCCAGATAGGTCGTTGGTGCCTGTAAATGGATTGGCATTCAGAAATCCGCCGCCAACGGTTTGCCCCAATACCTCTGCACCCGGGTTATCAACAAACTGGTTACGCAAAAGCCCCATCCCGGTTAGCGTATCCGGGGACAATTCGGGAACCAGCGATCCGCCGCCTTGTGGCACACCAAAGCCACCGCCACCAGCAAATTGCGGGACACCACCACCGTCCTTGCCGCCACCCATAGGACCAAAAGCGCCAACATCAATACCAGGCTCTAATCCGCCAGGCCCCTGAAATCGCTGAGGCACGTCTGGTGATGGAAGAAAAGGCATTGGCGAAGAAGGAGTAAAGGCATCAATCGGCTGAGGCGAGAACCCACCGCCTTGTGGGACACCAGCTTGATTAAAAGCCGACATGCTTTGGTTAACCAGGAAATCCAGCCCCCTTTGCACCGATGGGGGCAGAGTGACCGTGTTAGTCCCTGATTCTTTTGACGAACTTTTCCCACCGCTCATTATGGGGACTCCGGTGCTTGCATGATTGTGGCCTTACGCGTCCACCCGCGTTTGAGTAATTTTTTGACCAGCCCATTGCGACAGGACGCTTCGATACAATGTGCATTAACCCGATCCCGTAATTCGATTAGCGCGGCCTCCATTTCATCCACCCATTCTGCCATATCTGTTCCGACCAGCATCACGACGAATACCACTTTTTTGCGAGGAAAGTGATTCACCTCCAGAATCATACCGCCTTTTAGATTTTCACCCTCGTGATATACCCATAACATCATTTCTCCGCTCTTGAGCGCGTGGAAAACATCACACGGCGCAAGCGCATCACCTTGCCCATGCCGCAACGCTCTCTCGACAAGCGGCAGGAAATGCGGCCAGACTAACTCCAGTTGCTCTGTTGGGATAGATGCAATCAAGGTCCCCTCCCAACAACTCTGGATACCATAGGGCCAGATCTACGCGAACGACTCGATGCCTTGTTGGCCCTGCTCACAGCTTCCTCGTACAATCCTTTCCACAATGGAATTCGTTCGTCGTGCATGAGCCTGGTTGCCGCAGACAGCAGCGAACCATAGAAATAAATATCCGGATGGTTGGTTAGCAGGTCATTGGTGGCAGTGGTCTCCAAAGCGTCAAAGTTCTCATAGAATAGAATCTCTCCGGAATAAGACTGATCGGCGTCAATGTCGAACTCAAATTCGTTGTGCACCGTGAAGAATTTCGGCTTGCCCGTTCCTGCCCGACGCATACGGGTCATCTCGTGCGGCTGCAAATATTCGAGTACGGTGACAGGATCAGTTAACAGCCGTATCTCATACGCCTCAAGAAATTTGCTCGGGATAGCCACATAGCGGTCATTGACGGTTAACGCATCGCGCTGGATCATCTCACGAATACGGACATCACGCTTGATTCTTGCTTCGGCCAAGCGGATGAAATCAGGGATATCGCTGGTCATATCATCCCGATCCAACTCAGAAGCTAGCGCCGCTTGAAACGTGGTGTAATCGGTAAACGCCATTACACGTACCCATAACGCTTGTTGTATACAGGGTTCATCGTGCCAAATTTAATACCTTTACCCCGGAATTTACCCAACGCTGTCGGCCCCTCTGGGAGAGTAACTTTAATCCCCCTGCCCACTGCAAGGCCGATCAGGAATTCCAAACACGGTCGTTCATACTGGTATTCAGATTCGTCCAACACATCAACACCCCACAAACCAATTTCCTCCGCGCCCATGTGTACGGCTAACGCGATCATGTACGCAGGACTTGAGTTATACCAGTCATCCTGATCCCACCGGGGAAAATCCTTAAACACCGTCTCCCGTACTGCGTCCAAAGGATACGGAACAGAGCCAGGAATATCATGCCAATGCTGCTGCATGTAAACCAAATGGTATTGACCCAATGTCTCAACATAATCTGGCTTTCTCAGACTCTCCGGCATTTCAATCAATGTCCGGTCGTGCATCTCGAATTGCACATCAAACCTCGATGCTAAGGGGTCCCAT